GCTAAGCCCCGAATCGTAATAAATCTAACATAGATCAATGTTACGCCAACTACTTAGTAGTTAGCAAGACTGCGCCGCTGCGCACGGTCTTGAGGGTCAGTTCTCTGTCCCATATTTCCTCATCGTGAGGAAATCCATCACTGAACTCGTTGTAGTCCACGTGAAGCATCGCTCCTGGGTCTTCAAGGAGCGGTGTGTCCTCTGAGATAACCTCATAGGCACGGCCTATCATATAGTAGGCTGGGTCAACACAAATGACCCTGTGTGGAATCTTTGGATTCCACGCATCTAGCTTCTTCCTAATTAGGAGAGAAAGCCTTTGGTCGCGGGTGACGACACCCACTTCCGTCTTATCCGCCCATGTCTTGTCCAAGACATGGAGCAGGTAAGAGTCCGACTCCATAAATAAATTGAGTCGGTTCACCACCCGTAAGGGTAGTGCCTTATCTTCCCTTATAAGGGCGATAAGATCTGGTAGGGACTCAGTGAGTAAATCACTGTTGTCTCTCAACCAGTCCTCAAAGTAGCCTTTGAGTTTGACCTTCTCCGGTACGTAGGAGGTCCAATCGAATCCCAAGTTCATGGGATTCAACCTAGGGATCTTCGTCCTATCGACGACGTATCCCCAGTCATTCTGGAATTTAAATCCAGGATTCGACCACGTGCTCATAAAGAGCTCGTAGTCCAGGGTGGGATCATTAGTTTTCCCATCCGAGAACTTTTTCTCTATAGAAAAAGTCGGCTCCACGGGTTTCTCTCCGCGGAGCAGGGATTGGTAATACAATCCCTTCGCAATGTCGAAGAATACGGCTTGCGGATCACTGAACATTTCTATTTTCAGTGAGTTGATCAGAGTCCTTTGGTTCTGATCACGTGGAACTATAACTGCCTCTTCCGGCAGTAGTTTCCTCATACCTTCTATTTTAGGAAGGTACAGGTGGTGCTTATGCACGACCTTATCCGTGCGGTTTGACCGCACGAACTTGTAGCCAAATCTCCCATTAAGGAGGGCTGCCAACCGGTATTTTGTTTCCCGGGGGTTACGAGATTTGTTATCAATAACTCGTAACATGTGGCCCGCATCCATTGGATACGCGCCATCACCTCCAATCTCTATTGGGGTGTACGGACTGATGCAGTCCGGTTCCTGTGGCACGAGGATGTGCTGCAGTAGTGAGGCCTTGTCGAAAAAGGCCTTCGCTCTAGGATTGCTGTTTGCAACCCATCTAGTCTCCTTTCCAAGGAGACTGAACCTACCAATGTTTGACATTGAGTAGGCGTCTACCTCACTAGGTTGAGGTAGTAGGAGCCGGATCCTTGGGTAGTCCAAGTAGTCCAGGTCCTGACCCCTTCTCATGCGTACATGGGGGGTATCGTGCACTGATTGTGGCACGAGGCATCCTTCTTCACAGTAGAATGCCAACCTCTTAGACACGAAAGTGTCTAAGTAGGAGACCTTGAAAATTTCTTCCAAGGTCGAAAGATGGTTCTCCAACTTTCTTGGATCGTTCTCGAGAGCGATCTCGTCATCGCCTACTAGGGTGTAAACCCGGAGGCCAGACTTCTCGCAACAATATTGGTGTGCGAGTGTGAGGATGACCTTTGTCATCATGTCACCCATCATCCAGCCACGCTGCATGATGGTCAGGCGGTATCCGTCCTGATGTGGAACGAACGCAAAGCGTTTTCCACAGTACTTGCTCTTCGCGAGCAATGCTAGACCCAGAGGAAACTCTGGGTTCTCGGCTCTCTCTATAAGAGATTGCCAAATCTGACGGGCAACGTTTCTGTTGCCGTAGTCAGTAGCCTCCGACAGATCCGTCGAAAGCGCGTAGACCTGGTTGTCTACCAACTCTCCCCACTCTAAATTCTGTGGGTTGAGTACATCTGTGAGGAACCTCCACAGATGTCGGTCTGCCTTTAAGCCAGACTTTATCTGCCTAGACGTTAAGCTAGGCTGGAATATGTGGGCAAAAACCCCCATAAGCACCTGATAAGAATAAGGTGCAACCGTGATTGTCCGAGCCTTAGAAGGCTCTGCGACACCATGGAGACGCACACATGACGTGTACGTCGGATTGTGCAGTATGTTATACACTGCCCAATAGACCAGGTCTTTAGCAGACCTGACCGGCCTAGGCTCCACTGGAGTAGGCTCTAGAGTACGTAGATCGTACTCTACTCGCACACACTTATGTGTGGCAAGATGGCTAAGGTATGCGGTTTTACCGCCCTTAGCTCGCGTGCTCTCTAAGCACGAGGTCGTTCCGCAAGAAACCTTAGCGGAAAGTCCATCAACCCGTTTAACGGGTTCGGTGATCTTCGAGAGTACTCGTTGATCAAGTTGCACAGCCTGACCCGGCTGCGTAACCGTGGCTACGAATTTATCGTAGCTGAGCTCGATCATTTTATGATCGGCCATTCCCGTCGCCCTGGTTTGGCACCAGAGCAACACAAATCGACCCAGATCACTGGGTCCCTCTATGGGAAAGTCCCTTAGAGCCGTGCGCGCTGCACGTATGTACGGGTTCATAAAACCCGGACATTCTACATGGTCTAAATCACCATGTAGAGCGAATGATTTCCTCATTCGCTTCTTCAGAGCCTTCCATTCACTCTGAAACCGCGCATAATTATGTGCGCAGTTTTCCAGGACCCAGTTGGTCAAGGAATCCACCTCCGCTTCTAAGAAGGGAGTGTGTCTCTCTGTACATATTAACAGAGGTAGGACAGCGGCATCCGCTGTCTGGAACCAGGCACGAACCTGGTTTAGGTGACCGGCATCCAGTCGCCTACGCATCTTCGAACGAAGTGCGGCCGAAGCCTTGAAATAAAGGCTTCTTAGCAGTAAAGACTGCTGATCACACGGAGCGAACTCCGATAGATACGCTGGTGGTCCACGGACCCTCAGCGCCCTGAATTGGAATTCAGGGGAAATGCGCCTCTCAAAGAAGTCGCAAACACTACGGAATTCTCCGTAGTACTCATCCAGTCTCTGGATGAGAGTGCTGCTTTGCAGCACGACGATGCGGGGCCCAGCCCTTCCAATAGTTGGAATGGGCGGGCACCAGCGGGTGGTCATTCTTCAATGACCGTACGTTGTAAAACGACGTATATACCTCTTCGGAGGCGAATCGGCA